GAAAGTTTACGAGATATTGCTGTGATAAGACCAGAACTAGTAAGCACACTATCAAGCGGTTTTAAACAAGCCATAAGAGGTTAATATGTCTTTTGGCACAGAAAGAACCACTGATTATCATCTTACAGAAGCTATAATAACTTCCGATCGAACAATAACGGGCATTGATATTTTTAAGAATGTTAATGCAATGAAAATATTTGAGCACATTGAGAAACCATATTTAACTATGGTTTTATCTTTTGCTGATGAAGAAAATGTAGTTCAAGACATGGATTTTCAAGGTGGAGAAAAAATATCTATAACGCTCGTTGATGCTGAAGAAATAGAGTCTGCGTTTGAAATAAAAAAACAATTTGTTATTGATAGAATAGTTGATGTTAAAAAATTAGAAGAAAGAAGAGAAAACGTTAGTGTTCATTGTACTGAATATCATATGTTTGAATCTGTTACACAAAATGTTAATAAGTCATACACAGGTTCCCCTACATCAATAATACAAAAAATTATTGATGAACATCTATCTAAAAAATGTTTGATTGATGGTGAAGATTCAGTAAAAGATATGAAAGTTGTAATACCAAATCTTAATCCTATTGAAGCAGTTAATTGGTTAAAAAAAAGAAGTACTACTAAAGACGGGTTTCCTTTTTATGTTTATTCACCATTAGGTGTAAGCAACATAGTAGTTAGAGATCTAGGTCGAATGTTAGAACAAACTGTACAAAATCTTGAAAATCCTTATGTATATGCACCAAGCGCAAATTTAGGAACATCAAATATAAAGTATTATACAATTGATGATTTTCAGTATGAATCTGCAGAAAGTTTGATTCCTATAATAAGTTCTGGTTTTGTAGGTTCAAAAAATGTTTTCTATGATACATTAAGTGGAATAAGTGAATCAATACACTTTAATGTAGATGATTTGTTTCAAGAGATGATGGCAAAAAATTTACTTGGTGGTGATAATAAAAGATACGCATATTCAAATGAATATAAAATTAAAGATAAAAGTTTAGGTCAATATGATTCGAGAGTTGTATCATCTATAAGTTCATCTGGTGCATATAATAATTTAGACACAGTTTTTAAAAGTTACAACGACGAAACTGTTAAAGGAAATGAAAATAAAAAAATAAAGCAAGCTGCTTTAAAAAGTTTCTTATCTAAATCTCCTTTAAGTATAACAGTTAAGTCTCGAGAGTTTTTAACAGGAGATAATAACTACACTCTTGGAAAGGCTATAAGAGTTGCTTTTCTTGATACTCAGGCGTCACTTGAAGATAGCAAGCCTGTTTTTGATTTAAAAAAATCTGGTGATTATTTAATTGTTGCAGCAAATCATTCATTTTTTTTAGAAAGAGCAACTACTCAACTATTACTCGGCAAGATAGCAAGCTTAGGTGAGGAGACTAAATTATAATGGACAACTACTATTATGGAGATACTATTAGATGGTTTATTGGAGTTGTAGTAAGTAATAATGACCCTTTAAAATTAGACAGGGTAAAAGTAAGAATTCATGGTGTTCACACAGAAGATACGCTTGCCATACCAGATGAAGACTTACCTTGGGCACAAGTTAACATACCAGTAACAGAAGATGGTAGTTCAGGTCTTGGCGGTAACTCAAGACTTAAAAATAGAGCTCAAGTTTTTGGTATATTTCTTGATGGCAAAGATTCGCAATTACCATTAGTGCTAGGTTCAATACCAAAAATTGAAACATTAAGAAACGATGTTAGTGAACCATCAGCAGAGTTTAATCTTAATTTAGATGGAAATACTAATATAGAAAAAGCATTTAATTTTTTTATATCACCAATTGGTGGTTCATTTACACCACAACAAGCATGTGGTATGATAGGAAATTTTTGTGTTGAATCTGGTGCTACCACAAATGGAGGTGACATAAATCCGTTAGCAAGGTCAGGCTTTCAAGATGAAAATTCATTTGGTATTGCACAATGGAATCCAGCAAAAGCTGCAGGTGAAAGATTTAAACAGCTCGTACAATATTCTTCTAGAATAGGTTTAAACTATAACACGATTGAAGCGCAATTAAGATTTGTAAAGTTTGAATTAGAGACTCAAGCCTTTCTTGGTCTAGGACAATTAAGAAATACTGAGACCGTTGAAGAAGCTACTATTGTATTTCAAGATAAATATGAAAGACCAAACAAAGCATTAGCTCATACAAAACAAAGAATAGCTTTTGCACAAGAAACATTTAATAAACTTGGTATAGGTTCAACTGAAGAGGATGCAATATGAGCAGTGGCTCAATACAAATTAAAAGAAAAGATAGAAATGATGGTGCTGGTAGTACATTTGATGGTATAAAATTTACTTTTTCACCAAATATAAAAGTTACTCAGCTTACTGGTCTTAGAGTAAAAAGAACTCGTGCTGCTGCTGACGACCCCGGTGCAATATCGCAAAATATATTTAACGATCCTTCAAAATTTATTTTCAATGGCACATCAATTACATTACAGATTGGAAGGCAAGAATTCATAGCAGTAGACTTTGTAAGAGAAGTTAGTGAAGAAGAATTTCAAGCTGCAGCAACACCTGAAATGATTCAATTTAGAAACGTTTTGTTAAGTGGAATAGGCAGCGATTTAAAAGGTGCTGCTGAAAGTGAAAAAATGAAAAACGTTATATCTAATATGAGTTCTATGAATAATTCAGGCGAAGTAAGAAACGGATTGCAAAGTTTACAAAGTGGAGCTAAACCTACTTTAGATTTTAGAAACAGACCAACAGTGGCTCAATTATTACCAGGTGCAGGTGACGGCTCTGCTGATAAAGTAGATTCACTTAAAAATGAATTGTCAAGTTTGTTTCAAAAGACAAATATGAAATCAAGTGGTAATTTAAATAAATCAGTTTTTGCTATGGCAAGTACAGCCTCTTTTGCTAATATACTTGAAAAACATACAACAATGTCAAAAACAAAAATTAAAAAAGAAACAGAAAAAGTTTTACCTTCAACTATATCAAATAAAGTTTTAACTACTGCAAGAGAAGCAATAGATGATAAGTCTGTAGGTAAGACTCCATCAAGTAATGTTGTGCAAAGTGTTAGAAAAGAAGTAGCAATAAAGGCAAAAGAAATTAATTTTGCAGGTTTTACTACAGATGCGGCAGGTTTAATTCCTGGTGCAAGTAGGTCAGGCGCAAATGCTTTAGCTCATAATTTTGCAAAATTAAAAGGTATATTTAGCGGTGTAATTGATAGCGTTACTTCAAAGGTTCCAGGTGTTCCAAAGGGAGTTAAAATTCCTGATGGAAAAAACATACCTAACCTTGTAGAAGGTGTTGATGAATTTACAGGCAAAGTTTCTCTTGATACTAACGTAAGAAGATTTATACCAAAAGGTAGTCTTACATCAAAAATTGTAAAACCAGTTTCTTCTGAAAAAGTAACAGGTTCACCAACAACTTTTAATGGATCAAATAGTGAAAGACATGAATTTAAATTTGTTGATACAGATGACGAATTATTTGATGAATTATCTTCAAGTTCTAGGCTTAATTCAATAAAATTTGACGCAATCAGTGTTCTAACTGTTGGATATCTTGGCGATGATAGGTATGGTCCACCTGATAAAATGAATGCAAAAAAATTACATGAATTAAAATTAGTTGAAGACAAACAAGAATTAATAAGAAGAAACATTGAATCCGGTAAAACACCTGAAGAGGCAAGAAGGTTAGCTGATACAACATTTAAATTTCAGTCTGCAAGGTTTGGCATTCAATCACATTACTTATGCTTAACTGACGGTAGAATTGAAAGAGGAAGACCGATTAATGAAGTTAGGCATCCAGAAAGAGATCAATATGCAGACATTGGTTTAGAATTTATGTTTGTAGCAGGACCAAAGAATCCAGTAAATCCAGCTCAACATGAATCATTTGAAAAATTTATGAGAAAAATTATAAAGATAGTAGCAGGGTTGAATGTTTATGGTGATTATGAAATACTTGAGCAGTCAACTGGTCCGGGGTTTGATATGGGTGCCTTAAGGGAAAAACTTGATATTGATTATAGAATTATTGAGAATCCTGCAGATTTAGAAAACAAAGATTTAGATAGAAAAATTTTATCTATAATTCAGCCACCAAAAAATTTAATACCAAAGAAAGTAGTTACAGAACAAGAAACAAAAGTTAATAATACAAATCCATCTAAGATAACAAAAAATTTCGAAAAAATCGATCCTAAAACTGGAGAAGAAATAAAACAAGAAGTTGATGCTGGCATAGCTCAATTTGAAAAAGTTATGGGCGACATCAAAACAGGTAAAATTGATATAGATACTAATATTAACAATGCTGCAAATCAATCATTTAATGCAGCTAAAAAAGGTTTTGCTGATTTAAATATTAAAACTGGATTTGAAGGTTTTGACAATAATACAAGTCAAGTCGATGGTTTTCTTTCGAATGTAAAAGCAAGTACTACCGATCTTGCTAAAAGAATTAAACAAGGATTATTTAAATAAATGACAAAGAGAGAAGAAACTGATATTCTGAGTGATGCTGTAAGTGCATCTTTAAAACAACGTGATAACGGTAAAAGTGATCCGCTTGGCATATTTCCAAGAGTTGATTATGAAGAAGCATCATCAGTAAATAATATTGCAAGAGGTTCAAAAAGAGTAAACGTAGAAGTAAGTGGATCATGCCCTGGTGTAGATTTAGGATTAAAAAAAGAACCGACTAGTATATATCCAAACAACAAAGTTACAGAAACCATACGTGGTCATATAATAGAAGTTGATGATACACCTGATGGCGAAAGAATAATGATTCGTCATAGAACTGGTTCAGGCGTTGAGATGCGTGCAGATGGAACTATGGTTTATGGTTCTACAAACAATACGGTAAGAGTTACAGCTAGAGATGAGAAAGTAATTGTTGATGGTGACGGTGAATTACACTATTGTGGTAATTTAAAATTAAAAGTTTCTGGTGATTTCGATATTGAAGTTGGTGGAGACTTTAATGTTAAATGTGAAGGCGACATAGAACAAACAGTCAAAAGAGGATATATTCTTGATATAGGTGGTAGCAAAGAAGAACAAATACTTGGTGGTACATCGCAAACTGTAGGTGGCGATAAAATGAATTTTGTGCATGGTAATAATAACGATATTATTAAAAAATCAAAAAGTTTATTTGTAGGCGAAGACCAGAATAATAATACAGGTGGAACGTTATTCATGACAGCAGAAAAAGAAGTTACTTTTACTTCTAAGAGTATTAACTTAGCAGCTTCTTCTTTAGCAGTATCTGGTGATAGTGGAACAATAGGTGGTGAAGAAATTGTAATGTATGGTAAGACAGCACACATTCCTAGAATTAATTCAACTGAGATGACTTCAACAACTTTTAGAGGAGATTTAGTTGGAACTGCCACTCAAGCAATTGATGCTAATCAATCTGCAAAAGCTGCAGTTGCGGGTGCACTAGGATCCGGTGCTGGCACTGGTGGACATAGCGCAACTGATACAACAGCAACAAATAAAAATACTCAGCAGCCTACAAAAACATTAATGAACAGTGCACTTGAAAACTCTACAGTTGCAATTAAAAGATTATCAATTGATGAAGACAGAGCGTTATTTAACAAGTTAAATAGATTAGAACATTATGGCGGTGTATCAACTACAGATTTAAATACTATGCAAGTAAGATCAAAATTAAGAGATCCTAATAATGCAAGAAATGAAACATTTATTGGTGCATGTATAACTGATGGCGTATTATCTCCACACGTTTCAAGAATGACACCAGCCGCTACTGGAAGATCAGTTGGTAAAGATAAGATAGCAGTAAGAGGTGGTGTTCCTCTTGGAAGATCTAGAAATCCAGCAAAATTATATAAGTCAGATAAAATTACAAACGTTAAAACTGATTATTATGTTGCACCAACTTTTAATCCTGTAAATCAAGTAGCAGCAGGATTACCTATAACAATGAGAACAAAGCTTGCACCTGGTATAACAATGGCTAAGTTTGTTGCACCTCATGGAGATCCTGTTACTTTAACACACATATTAAAAGAAGAAGAAAGATTAAGACTTGCAAAACAATATATGTTACATACTGGAGTTTTACAATTAATAAATTCTTCTGATGCGCCAGTTCAATTTAAAAATTTTAGATTAGTACCTGTTGAAGGTTTATATAGACCAGAATCTGGCGAGAACTTAGATGTAAGTGACGGAATAAATTTCTTGATGTCAAGAGGAAGAACTGTTGTTTATGAACTTATCGATAATAAGGGAAACATGGCAACCGAAAAAACTTTTGATTTGGCTGTATTTTTTAAAGATAATTTAAATTATGAAAAAATGATTCTAGATTATGATAACTTCAATCCGGATGATTCATTAAACGTTCAAATTATTATTACTATGCCAGAAATAATACCACCATATCAAGTTACATATAAGAATGAATTTGAAACTAGATATAATAACATAACTCAAGCAACAAATGAATTAATAGAAGTACTTAGAACAGATGAAGAATTACCTCAATTCTCCTTATAAAGAATTGTTAGAACTTGTATAAATAGGATAAAGGGATATTATGCCAATAAGAGCTTTTGCAGTAGAAGACGGAAACATAGGTTCCAAACAAGTTATAACTTCGAAACCAAAATTTTCGAAAGATATCGATTTGTCTTTTGCTAAAAAAGCATCTGGTGATATTTTTAAAAAAGAACATGCTGCTGCTGTTAAACAAGCAGTAAAAAATATTTTGTTAACAAACTTTGCGGAAAAACCATTTTTACCAAGATATGGTGCTAATTTAAATTCATTGTTATTTTCATTAAGTACAGATTTTAATGATGAAGAAGTAAAAGATAGAATAATACAAACAATTGAAATATTTGAACCAAGGGCCGTTGTATTAAATGTATCGACAAATTTAAGAGAAACTACTAACGAAGTTAAAGTAACAGTAACATTTAGAGTTGTTAACAGTAACGAAACAGTAACTACTGAATTAAATCTAACGAGGTTAAGGTAATGGCAACTACTATAAAATCAACTCAACTAGACTTTGACACTATAAAAGGTCGATTAAAAGATTTTTTAAAACAACAATCAGAGTTTGAAGATTATGATTTTGAAGCTTCTGGATTAAGTAACATATTAGACGTATTAGCTTATAATACTCATTTTAACGGTTTGACTGCTAATTTTGCTTTGAATGAATCTTTTATAAACAGTGCACAATTAAGAAGTTCTGTTGTAGCTCTTGCTGAAGGATTAGGTTATGTTCCGCGATCTTTTACTTCTTCACAAGCTGGTTTAAATTTATCTGTATTAGTTACTGGTAGTAACAGACCTACAACGATTACTTTACCAAGAGGAACAACTTTTAGCAGTTC